TAGGATCTATACTAGCTACTTCAACTGCATAGTCATCTACATAACCATCTACCTGTACCGTTTGTCCAATAACACTAATTCTAGAATCTTTTGCTAATGGATAATTACTTGAAGGTTGTGTGTTACTTTTTAATACGTTCACAAAATCTTGTAAAATTTTACCAGTAAAAGGATCGTATACTAACTTACCAATTTCAAAAGCAAAACGTGTGTCAGCAACACTACCAAAATAATAACGTAGTGATTTGTAAGTTACCAAATATCTATTATTACCTTGACTTAAAAACTTAACAAAGTATGCACTGTTATCATATGCTCTAATGCTCCAACGATCTTGGTTGATTGTCAATGAATTATCAAATACTAATGAAAAACTCTGATTCAATTCTAATTTAGATAATGCTTCATTTATTACAACTGCGGGTAATACGTTAGAGAATACTGGTATAATTGTTGTAATGATTGTGCCTGTAGGGACAAAGGCATTTAATGTGATAGGGCCTATTCCATTTGGCAATGCACCTTGACCATTATTATAACCATCACCTACAACGTTAGTAACAGTTACCCAAATATAAGTTGTATCGGATGGTGACGCAATACCTGCAACTAATCTATTAGTGCTGTCAAAATAATATCCTGTAGGTGCTTCAAATTTAATCAGTGCACCTTGTGTAAGATATTTCATATTAACACTTGAATAATTGCTTACTGGTACAGGTACTTCATCACCATCTGTTATATTATAAAAATATCCAGTTACGCTATCAGCTTCAACTGTTTGTTCTTGCCAATATACTGTACCATCACCAGTAGAACTATCAACACTATATCTAGGATAGTTTTGAATATAGTATTGTCTTGCTCTATTTTCACCTAATATAACTTTTAGGTCACTAGTTAGATAAGTGATAATGTCGCCGGTTGTATTAATGGTAAATTCATCGCTACCATCTAAATTATTTTGATATAATGCGCCATCACTTGCGAAACTATTTGTGCTAGAATATTTTCCTGTTGGATCAAGTAAATCAAAGTTACGTGCTACACCAACACTACTACGGTTGATAGCTTTTGATTTGATAATAGAACTATACAGTGTATATGGGAAATTATTATAATCTTCTCCATTGACCATACGATTCTGTGTATAGTAACGAGCAGGTGCACGTTGTTTAATATTTGCTAATGATTCTCTGGCTTGAGCATTGGTTACCGGACTAGTTAATTCCAAACTCATTGTCAATGTTTCGTTACGACCTGTTCTGCTAATATAGGGAATAGTAACACTAATGCCTTGCATTTCACTAGGATCAATTGTATAAGTCAATGCATTACTAGAACGTACATATGCCCTGAAAGTTCCAATTGGGATTTCACTAAACACTCCGTCACCAAATACATAACTAACTTGGTCATTTGTACGTGATGTTACTGAAAATATTTTCTTTCTGCTAGATTCAGTTTGTAAGTATGCGTTTTGATATACATTCTCAACTCTTGCCCACGGTCCAGTTGTACCATTATCAATATTAAGTTGATACAACCAGGTGTCAGTCTCATTAATACCTTCAATATCAACATTGACAACCTGATTACTAATTTGTTCAACTAAATTGAAATCAAAGTTTGTTAACGTACCTTGTTTAAAATAAAAGAAGAAGCCAGTATTTGGGCTACCGTAACCTAACTTGTCATTACGATACATCATATTGAACTTACCTGTTGGTGCAGGTGGAATTTCATATATATAATCTTCATCTAAGCTTGTTGCGCTAACAAGTTCAAAATTCATTGTTGTACCATTTACTGTGCTAGTAAAAGGTATGATTGGTAAATTATTAGGAGGAATATTAATACTATATTCATCTGTTTTAATACCTAAAAGTTGTGCAGTGTTGCCAGGACGACCAACACGCTGACTGTTAATAAATGCCGCATTCAATATAGTATTGAATTGCTCTAACCAGTTAGTGTTCGCAGGATCATTCCAAAGGATAGTTACATTACTGAGATTTAATCCATTTAAGTCAGTGAGATTTTCCGTAGTCGTGATACTGTTTATTTTGATGTAACCCTGTGCAGTAAGATTACGTTTAGGATTATAGCTAACTAAGTTAGCAAGTTTGATAACTGAATCTCTACGTTCAGCCGTATCAATGAAGTTTTCACGTGTGTTTAAGTCATTACGGAAAGCAAGACCCTGTCCCATAAATGCCATAACATCAAGTAACGCAATGAATTCACTTGATTCAATATAATCATTAAATGTTTCTGGATAGTAGGCGCGTAAGTAGTCGATGAAACTCTTACGTAATGTTTCGTAGTCGTAACTTTGGAAGTCAGCCTCTCTGAAGGTCTGATAGATTGCTTTCCAGTCGTTTATACCGAATAATGCTGATTGTCTTGAACTTGTAGCCATAACTGTGTTCTCTTTATAGTATTTATCAAAAGAAAAACATTGAGTTTTATAGCATTAGACCACAGTTGCTTTGTTTAAACCTTGGTCAAAGAATACATTAAGTAGTTGTGGATTGTTCAGAGGGGCAATGGCCACTTCTAATTCTACTAATATTCCACTTTCAAATGGATAAGCGTTAACAGTATTCAATATAAGTCTAGGGTCTTGCTGTGCTATTCTACGCAATTCATTTTCTAATTGAAATTGTATATCAGCAGTATTAGGTTCAAATATAAAACTCCAAACGTCTGATCCATATCCGGGTTGCCCTACTTTTTCACCTTGTCTGATATTCAATGCGTTTACAAAGTCTGTGATTACTAGTTTTTCATCTACTAATACAAACTTTTTTCCATATATTACAGGTCGTGTTACACTACCTGTACCACCGTCAACCCCGGCAGCTAAGTTAGTCGATCTTGGTTTATTAGCATTAACTGTTGTGAATCCTACGTAGTATGGCATATGTTCCCTTTTAAATATTTATGCTAATTTCTTAGCTTGGTCTAGAAGCTTTTTTAATGTACCGACTTCACTGACCCATATAGATTTTAAATTTTCTATTTCAGGGTCATCAGAAGGTAAACTTGTCTTGGCATTAGTAAATGATATTCTAGCCGCGGCTACAACTTGATTCTGATCATCAAGTAGTTTAGTCAATGCTTCCTTTTGAGCAGCCAATTGTTTTTCTCTTTCTGCTGACTGGTCAACTGGCATTGGTACTGCACTAAAGTCTGGTACCGGAGATTTACCTCCACCAAATAATGAACTCAATGACGGTGGAGTAAATGTATTAACTGCTATTGTAGGTATCTTAATTGGTACTGATCCACCTGATCCTATTGATCCTATTGCCGCATTAATTTGATTTGCTAATCCAGCTGGTAACACACTAGATGATAGTCCAGCAAGAGTATTCCCACCCTTCTTTAATAAATCAGTTGCACCGCCTAAAGCGGCTTTTGCCATTCCACCTATACTACCCACAGCACCGGCAATACCCCCTGTAATACCTGACACTGCACCACCTATTGCGCCTGAAATTGCGCCTGAAATTGCACCTGAAATTGCACCTAATGGATTATTCATATTATTAACAATGTTAGAGATAGCCCCTTGTCCACCTGGAATTCCGTTTAATCCACTAGTTACTGAATTGACTGCTCCGGTTACCAATGTAGTTACGCTACCTACTACTGTCGAAACTGATTTTCCAATACCCGCTATTACAGTATTTGCGGCGCCTGTAATAGAACCAACGATTGCGCCAGCACCACCAAATGCCGCTCCTGGATTAGCTAGTCCACCACCTAATGCTGTTCCAATTGCGGCACCGGCTAATCCTGCCAATGGACTCTTACTTAATAATGATCCAACTGCGGCGCCAGCTAATGCACTACCGATACCACCCAATGATCCTGCAATAGATGCAGGGCTTGCTCCACTTACAGCCTCAGATGCTGCCGCATTTGCCCCTGCGATTGCAGTTAGATTTTGCGGTACACCTGGTGTTAATGCTTTAAATGCACCTGTTACTGCACCAAAGGCTGCGCCGGCAACTCCTTTTGCGGCATCTAGTGCACCAGATAAACCTGCACCTATTGTTTTTGTCAAACCACTTAATGACCCTGCTAATCCACCTAATCCACCTGTAACACTTGCGGCTAATCCACCTGCAAATTTACCTGCAGACAACGCACCTGCTACTGCACCTGCTACTGCCCCTAAAGGACTCTTACTTAGTATGCCACCTATAGCCGCACCTGCTACTGCATTTTTCATAAAGTCTATTGTTGGTCCTAACCCCACTGTTGCAGCCGCATTAACTATACCTGCTGTTACTTGAGGTGATTCTTTTCCTGTTATTGCACCTGCTGTAATTAATCCTTTTGTAGCACTTGCAATAACTCCTGTTGCGGCTTGTACTTGTGCAGGAATACTGTTTTGTAGTTGTGCTAAACTTGATGCACCACCTTTACCGGTAAACAAATTATTAGTCAATGCGTTTGATACACTGGTACCATTCTGCACTAAATTATTTACTAAGCTTGCAGATCCGGGTTTCAATATACCATCGGCTTCTAATTGTTGTGGGCTTAGTGCTAATGCACCCACTGCCGCAGTTGACTGACCTAATGCGTTTTGTA